TGCATAAGCTAATGTTGGATCACTTTCTCCAGCACGGTGATCCTAGGCAGCTATATAATTTAGAAATGTCGTAGAAAGTATGATATATTTATATAATATTGTTTAATCTTATAAATACTTCATTTACTATAAATGATGTATAATTATATTGGGAGATAAAAAATGGCTTTTGATTTCATAGAGAACTTTACTCTTGAATTACCAGATTTCTCAAAAATACAAACAACTTTTTCCGAGTCCTTTAACGATAAGCGTGGTTTGATTATTGAGGTGGCCGCCATACACGAACGGTTTAACGGCAAATTATAATAACTATTCAGCTCAAGAGCTGGAAAAAGCCCTGCAATCCTGGGTTGAGCCCTATCCAAAACCAATTATTTTAAATCACGACATTAACGGTGAACCTATTGGCAGGGTTATGGCGGCTAGAATGGACAAAGAGGTGGATGGAGCTAATTTTGTAAGATTGCAAATAGCAGTTACGGATCCAGTCTCTGCGCAAAAGATTCTAGACAAAAGATATTTGACGGGTTCCGTTGGAGGAAGGGCGAATAAGGCTGTATGCTCTATATCCGGCGATGATTTAGCTCAAGAAGATGAAAATGGTAGACCGAAGTTCCCAAAGTATAAAAGGGGTAAGGTTTATAAGGGTAAGCTGGCTTTTATAGATATGCAGGATATTTCTTTTAAAGAATATTCTTTTGTGAATCAACCGGCAGATCAAAGATCCGGTGTAAGATCTTCTAAAAAAATAGATGGCTCAATAGATACTGCGGATTCTGAAGATTGGACAGCTAAGACATCAGCCTTTATTTTACATATGGACAAAGAGGATATAATCTCGATTGAAGAAAATGAATCAATTTTTAATGGTCTTAAAAAGAAGGAATCAAGACCGCTGTATTTACACCTTAAAGGCGCATTTCTAACGGCATTGGCTTTACAAGAAAGCGAAACTGATAGGCAGAAAGATAATACATTACTATTTGCTAGGAATAATGTAGATAGCAATTATGAGGAGAGGTCTAAAATGAATACAGAAATTAAAGACGAAAATGTACTAGAAGTCGTCGAATGCCTTGCCCAAGACCTAAAGGCGTCTTCGGCTGAAACAGCTCCAGAGGCCGAACAAACTCCAGAAGCAGCTCCAGCCGTTGAGGAAAAAACCCAAACAACCGACGCCGAAAAGATCTCATCTGAAGATTCAGAAAAGACAGAAGAACAAGCCGAAAAGGCTGTTGAATCTGTAGACGCTGAAAAACCAGAAGAGGCTTCTTCAACAGATACCGAAGAAGCAAAAGAGATTGAAGAGCCAAAAGCAGAACTCAGTGACAATAAAGAAGACGCTGAGCAAAAAGCCGATGAGACTCAAATCAAAATTCAGTCTCTTGAAGAAGAAAACAAAAAACTCAAAGAAGCACTTCATCGCACGCTTGCCGAAAGGGTTGTCGATACAAAAATTGCTTTTGGTATTGAGTCAGCAGAAGAAAGGGATGCTCTCATCGAAGATCACATGAAGAGAACAGCCACATCGCTTGCTGATTCATTAAGAGATATGGCAAAACTGCCGATTGCTAATCCAACAAAAACAAAAGAATTTGTTGACATTACGGTTGATAGTGAAGTAGTATCTAACGAAGAGCAAAACGTATTGACGATTGATCAAGAGGCCAAAGCAGATGAAAACAAAGAAGAGAATACAGCAGAATCGATGCTGGAAGATCTTCTAGTCGATGCTTTAATGGGTCGTAAAAAACTTTAGAAATAATAAGGAGATAATAACATGAGCTTAGCAAAGTTTCGTAAGGTAGGAACCAAAACTGGCGCAGGTCGTTTTGTAGTCTCAGAGGGTATTGCGCCTTCGGCCTACATTCTTCCATCAGTTGCACTTCCAACCTGGTATGTAGATTCAGAAGATGATCGCTTTGAAATCGTTATTCCAAAAGGCACAATCCTTTCGGTTGTATCGGTAGGCGATGATTCGCGTTTTGTTCCGGCTAACGGTAGTGGCGCCGCGGTAACATGGGGTGACACTATTTCCGGTTGGAATCCATTGGCTGGTGCAACACCAGTTGCTTCACCTTCTGGCGACACACAGGAAGTTCCTGTCCGTTCGGTCCCGGTGGGTTGCGCACAATACGATCTTTACAGGCCATTTGACAAGGGCACATCGCAAGGTGCTGGCTTTATCACGCATGGCTATGTAGAGTATCCCATGGTTACAAACGTCAACGCAGATGTTGCCGCCGGTGACTTGATCGCCCCAGATTTTATGGGTCGTCCAAGAAAACTTGCAGCCGCAGATGCCGGTTTGTATCCATGGTTGCAAGTTGGTAAAGTAATCGAAATCGAAAAGTTCGCAACGAACTTTGATGACGGTCTGCTTTCCTACATGCAACTGCCGTCAGATCCAGGTGCTTTGAAGACGGTATATGAAATTACACGTGAAGGCACCTTTAAGAACAAGTTGGGCATCCGTTCCAATTTGGATGTTACGAACGTCGTTGGCGCATTCCGCGTCAACCTGACGCTCTAAACTAAGAGAAAACAACAACAGGAGGATAGATCCTAAGATGAGTAAGACAATACAAGAACTCCTCTCGGGTCTCCCAGCTTGGGAAGCCGCATTTGCTGAGGATGGTTACATCGACTCAGAGAGCAGAGTGACAATCAAGGAAGCCTTCGCATCATCCGATGCCGCAGCGCTGTTCCCCAAGGTCATTTCGCGCACTCTGAAAGAGGCAGCCGAACCACAGCTTTTGGTGACTCCGCTCCTTTCAACAGTACGCCTCGGTAAGGGTCGTTCTTTGGAATTCCCAGCGGTAAACGCAATTCAAGCTGCTGAGATACCAGAAGGACAAGAATACCCAGAGCAGGCACTCGCATTTGCTAAGCAAGTCGAGGGCAAGGTGTCCAAGAAGGGTGTCAAGCTGGCTTTCACAGAAGAAGTTATTGCTGACTCACTTTGGGATATCGTAGGAATGCATGTTCGCGCCGCAGGTCGTGCTATGGCACGTCTTAAGGAGCAGATTGCATTAAGCCGATTCAAGGATGCTGCAACAGTAGTATTTGACAACGCCGGCGGTGGCTACGATGCCACAACCGGTCGTGGAATCACAGGTGCATTTAATAATACAATTACCTGGGATGACATTGTCGATATGTCCGCTGTTTTGATGGCCGAAAACCATGTTCCAACAGATTTCATTCTACATCCGCTGATGTGGTCTGTCTTCCTGAAGGATGCAATCTTCCATGCTGATGGTGCAGCTTCGGCTGTAAACAGCAGCTGGGGTTATCGTCCACAGTCAAAGGAAGGTACGCTTAACTCAACAGCCCCATTGGGCTTGAACGTTATCGTATCGCCCTTTGTCAGCTTTACTGCAAAGAGCGGCGCAACAGCAGCCAAATCAGACCTGTTCTTGATTGATCGTAACGAAGTTGGTACCCTACTTGTCAAAGACGACATGAGCACCGACCAGTTCGATGATCCTTCACGCGACATTCGCTCAATGAAGATGAAAGAACGCTATGACATCGTCATGCTTGGAGATGGTGAGGGAATCACCGTAGCCAAGAACGTAAGCCTCGCCCGTAACTACGAGATTCGTGTTACAAACGAAGCTACAGCTGGCGGTCTTTAATAGCTGAATTATCTTAAGATCGTTATAGTTACTAAATCTTGAGAGAGATCGAGGGGTGGCGCAAGCCACCCCTTATCTTTTTGTAGCTTTTGAATTACTAGTTATTTATAAGTTATGTAGGAGCTAGCCGTGCCGTTAAATTTGATTGATTATGCAGCAGTTAATGTTGATAGGGTCAAAATTAAATTTGGTAGAACAATAAAGATAGCTTCAATAACAAATAGTAAATTCATTGTTCAAACCTCTGCCGCAACGCCAACTGTTGTTCAGGATCCATTTAAAACAATAAATGCCCTATCTGACTATAGTACAATTTCTAGAACCTTAACACTTTATTGGAATAAAACGCTTGTATCTGGGCAAGAGTATTACATAAGGTTAGTTGGTCTTCTTGATGCCGCAAATGAAGTAGTTCCAGAAGAAAAAATAGTATTTACAAAACAAGATGCGGCAACACCATCTGGTATTTCGGCCAATGTAGTTCCGGTTCTTGAGGAAATATATGTCGAAGATCAATCGGTTCTTCTTGAGGCTTATACCTCTTATCAAATTATAGCTAAAAATCCAGAGTTTTATATTAAAGACATAGATCCTAAAAATGGATCATTTTATATCGACAATGATTATAATGATGGAAGGTTAACTATAACATTTAGTTCTAGACCAGCGATAAACTTCTTGACAAATAAATATTTTAAAGTTCAAAGAAAAAAAATTCAAAGAACCCCATCCAGATGGGAGACTGTTGTAGTAAAAGTCCAAATGCACTCCTGGAAACCAGAAGTCTATATAGATTTTCCCTCAAACGACGCAACACCGGTATTTCATATTGAAAATAAAACATATTTTGAAACTGGCTACAAATATAGAATTACAGTTTCAAAAGAAATAGGTATTTAAATGGCAAATACTGTTTACGCAAAAGCAAAACAGGCCTTGTTAGAGGGAGATCTTGATTTAACCGGCCAAAGTTTAAAAGTGTTATTTATTAAAAAATCTTTGTACACTCCAAATTTTTTAACAAATCAATATGTTTCCGATATACCACCAGAAGCTATAGTATTTAGAACGTCTAATCTTAGTGGGGTTACAGCTCAAAATGGCATACTTGACGCCACAGATCTTTTAGAAGATTCTTATTTAGGAACAGGATTTAGTGCGATTTTATTATATCAAGTAGGTACGTCAGACTCTAATTCAAGATTAATATTTTTTATAGATGAATCAGAAGGTTTACCGTTTACTGGAACCGGAGAGTCTTTACTATTAACACTACAGTGGAATAATGAGCCAGGAAAAATACTAAGCCTATAAGGAAACTATGCCGACTAATTATCCTAACTCCTTAGATATATTAATAAATCCAACAGTTTCTGATAGTTTAAATTCTCCTACTGTTCCTCACGTCGAACAGCACTCAGATCTTAACGACGCAGTAGAAGCTATTCAAACAGTCGTAGGAATCAATCCAGCTGGATCACATTTGACAATAAAAGACAGAATAATTGCAGCAGAACAATCTATTCTTAATCAATCAGTATTAAATGGTTTAACTGATGTTACTATAAGCAATGCCGCAGTTAAGGATATATTAATTTATGATGGATCTAAATGGGCAAATAAATCTCTTGAATCAATAGCTGACAACAGCGCAGAGTTACTTATTAATGGAGGAAATTTTTAAATGGCTAATGTTTTAAGAATTAAAAGAAGACCTGGAGGTAGCGCTGCTGGCGCACCAAGTTCATTAAAAAACGCTGAATTAGCATTTAATGAAGTAGATAACACTCTTTATTATGGATATGGAGATGACGGTACCGGAACAGCAAACACTATTTCAGTAATTGGTGGCACAGGTGCATTTGTATCCTTAAGTAGCGCTCAAACAATTTCGGGAAATAAAACATTTACAGGAACAGTATCAGTTGAAGCACCATCTGCTGATACACACGCCACAACTAAAAATTATGTTGACGCCCTGGTCGCTGCTGTGGCTACGTCTTTTACGGTTGCTGGTAATTCCGGAAGCCCGCAAACAATAACGTCCGGAACAGATACCCTTACGATTTCTGGTGGCACTGGTCTTAGCTCTGTAGCTAGCGCAACAGATACGATTACTCTGAATCTTAACAACACAAGCGTATTGCCCGGATCTTATGGTGCAACGAATACGGTTTCCACATTTACCGTGGACGCCCAGGGTCGCCTACTTGCGGCGGGTAATTCTGCAATTTCAATTACTTCAGCAGCAGTGACTAACTTTACAGAAGCCGCTCAAGATGCCGCTGGAGAACTATTTACTAATGGAACGCATTCTGGAATTGCTGCAACCTATGATGACGAAAATGCAAAAATAAATCTTAACGTAGCAGATTTTACAATCACACT